AACTATTTAATCATCAAATAGCCTCATAGGCTTCGCTGTGAGCCGCTTTTACTATTGTCGGGTATAGTTATAAGGGTTGACGAGCGAAAAGCCTATAGAGGTCAAATTTCCTTTAATCTTCTATTCATATCATCCAGTTTGCTTCCGAAGTCATTGTAGGTAAGTTTTGAATACTTCACGATGTCTTCGAGATAGCTGTTTGTCATGATCATCATGTTTCTAATCTCCAATACTGCACCATTGGTTGAGATTCCGAGTGTAACGATGCTCTCCATCTGTGATATGGTGGTAGTCATGTTCTGAGCTATGGACTCTCCTGCAATCTGTAGGGCTGTGAAGCGACCATTCAGCTCGTCTGCCGTATCTTGCCCCATAGATGCCCATCCTCCGCTTGTTGCGGTCTGTGATGAGGATGAGGAACCAGTGTAGCCTGTCACTTTTGCCCACTCGTCACGTCTCTTCAATCCTTCCTGGACAATCTCATCGTAGCGCTTGTTGAATGCGTCTATGTCGATTTTCGATGAATCTCCATTTGCAGCATCTATTGCGTCTGCCCAATCCTCATAGAGTTTTTTCAATTTCCCATTCATGAGGTCTCCCATCGAATAGGAAAGAAGGGCTTTCTGCATCATTTCAGCGAAATCATCGGAGAAGTCCTGCGCTGACTTACTCATATCCATTAGATTGCTGACGAAGTTGTCCTTCATGCTATCAAATGAAATTTGAGTGATTGATTCACGCCATTGCTCTGTCAGCTCATCAATATTGCCTGCAAGGTCGGCATAATCTTCAAGCTTGTCAAGAACACTCTCACCATATGCCGAACGTCCCTTGTAGTGCTTACCAGTTCCTCTGATCTTGTCAACCAAATCCTGATATGAGAGCAACTTCTTCATTTCCTCTGGAGTAAGGGAGGTTAAATCGCCATTGAAGTCGCTCTTTACGTTTTCCCTTATCTTCTTCATCTGCTCATCACTGAAGCCACTCCAGTAATAATTCCAAGACTTATGAGACCCCCAATAGCTCATCTGTTGCTTTGCAATCTCCATAACATTGTCGTTATAGGTCTGTTGCTGCCTTATAGCTTCCTTGTAAGCATTAGTTGATTCCTTGCCATACGTACCTGTCATGGTATCTTTCAGCTTATCTATGGACTTCTGTAATCGCTCATTTGAAGAGGTAAGGTCATTGATAGCTTCTTGCACTTTCTTTCCATTACCTCCAAACAGACTATTGAAGCCGCCGAAAGAAAGCGTATTGAGGATATGAGAAACGTTGTTTCCTATACTCTTCAAAGGCTTCATAACGATGTCACCTGACAAAATATCATCAAGAATTCCCGTTACAGCACCTAATACAGTATCTATAAGATTGCTGATGAGCGTTCCGAAGCCATCTTTCAGAATATCGAGGATGCCGAGTACTGCGGAGATTATTTCACCTGCCATACCGCTATCCCCTAAAGCTTCCGTCAGAACCTTGGCTGCGTTGCTGTCTTTACCGAGCAACCCTTGAATACCCCTTGCTATAGTGTTGGCAACGTCCTTCTGCATAGTACCCCCGAAAAGCTTGTCAAGCCCTAGAATAGAGTCTCCTATGCCTTTGAGTGACCCCGATGTGAGACCCTGCAAACCATTTTCAAGCTGCTGGAACTGAGAAACTGCCTTCTGTGCAGATGTCTGTAAGTCTGATGAAGCCTTCTGAACTGATGAACCGAACTTCAACACTTCGTTTGATGCAGTAGCGAGTACGTTCTGCGCTCTAGAGAGGTCGCCTTCAGCCTTGCTGATATTTGTTTTGTCACCACCCTTCTTAGCCTTGGCAAGGTCTTCCTGCGCCTTTGTGACAGCTTTCGTGGCTTCAGTCTCTCGCTCTTGTGCTTCAATATAGCCCTGCATGGCTGACTGATAGGCGTTGATGTCGTCCGAAACCTTTTTGAAGATGTCACTATCCCATACAGTGGCAGAGCCTTGTAGCTTGGAGATAAGTTCCTGTATGGTTTTCTGCTCATTAACATCTGTTGTACTCTTTGAAAGCTCTTGCAGCTTCTCAATAGTTGGTTTCAGTTGGTCCTTGAACATAGCCCCGAAGTCTCCGAAGATGCTTCCCCAATCAATGTTCTGCCTGATGGCGTTTATCTCGATGTCCTGGAGTTCCTTCTTCTTCTGCTGCTGAAGAGAGAGTTTTTCGCCCTGCGTCTGAGCCTTGGCAATCTTCTCCTCGTACTCTTCGGCAATGGCTTGCTTCTGCTGATAGAGAGAGCCATATTCCTTCAAGTAGTCACGCATAGAGGTGAGGGCTTCCCTGTTGACCTCATCAAGCTTCTTGTTGTACTCTTGGGTAGCGAGTTCTCTAGCCTTATTGAGGGCATCAGACTGAGCGGAGGTAAGGGTTGCTTTCTTGCCAGCTTCCTTGTTTTTCTTCTTGAACTCGGATTCCTGTTTGTCAATCTCGGCTTTGCGCTTGGCATAGTCGTTCTTGATTTCAGCAAGTTTCTTCTCCGTGCCTTCCTGCATGAGGGATATAGTTTCATCTGTATTTTCCTGCTGCAAAGATTTCAGTTTCTCATTAAGCTCTTCCTGTGCCTTTCGTTGATCTTCCGCTGTCTTCTTTGCATCAGATAGTGTTTTTTTACTTGCAGATATACTACCCCAATACTTTTCGTATTCTTTTTTTTTATTGTCGAGATCTGCCTTTGATTTTTCCCACTCCTTGTTAGAGCCTTTCCTTGCCTCCTTTTCTGCCTTTACGGCTGCCTGGTAATCAATCTTAGCTTGTTTCTTGGCTGCGGCATAAGATTCGTCTTTGTTAGCTTTCTCATACTTACCTGTCAAGTAGTTGAAATTCTCCTTAGCTTTTTTGGTCTCTCCCTCCAGCTGCTTCATTTTGAACTGAATTTCTACAGGTATAATGAAAGTCCCTTGCATCAAATTCTTACTCTTCCACCACTTAATATCAGAAATGAGTTCTTGATATTTCTCCAAAGCCTTTTGCTTATCGGCAGTAAACTGAATAGGATTCTTAATTTGCTCTTGTTTTAGCTCATTAGCCTTCTTTTCTAACTCTGCAATAACCCTGTCTGCCTCACCACCGTCAAATGGAACTTTGGTTGGATTGTGTTCAATGTCATTCTTCATTGCCAAGGCAAACTTAGATAGATAGTCAAGTTGTTCCTTGCTTTGCTCGTACTTATCCTTAGCTAACTCAACATCTATCTTAGTAGGCTCAGCTATCTTCTTCTTAGCCTTCTCTATATCAAAGAGCTGCTTCTGTAAACCAGCAATCAAATCGCTTACAGCATCCTTCCAATCTTGGGAGTTTGCTGCCCAACCCAAATCTAATCCAAATTGGTTCTTTAGATGCGCTACTGCACCTCTAAATCTTCCGTCATTGTCTCCTCCACTTATACTAAAACTTTCTAAATCCTTGTATAACTTCTTTAGTTCTTCAACTTGGACCTTCAAGGATTCTTCTCTCTTTTCATCTGAAAGTTCATTAAGTTGTTGGTTCAGCTGGGAAAGGTCAGCCTTGGCAAGCTTATCAACACTGTCATAAACTTCTGTGATAGAAGGAGCTATCTTAGACAATTCGTCGAAAGCAAGCTCCTTCTGCAGGTCTGTGGAATCTACACTTTGAATTATATGGATTAAGTCCTGTAACTTTTGATTCCGGTCATCTAACTTTTGGTTGGTATTGTCCAAAGACTTTGCTAGCGCATTCTCTGCAGCCTCTGCCGATGATATCCGATTTACATATGAGTAAATAGCGACTACAACACTAGTGATAGCTGCAGCAAGGAGAACATATGGATTCAGTAATGTTGCCTTTGCGGTTTCTTTCAATGCGACTGTTAAACCTTTCTGCGCAACTGTAAGAAGCTTTGTCTTTGCAGCTGCAATTGCTTCAGCATTAGACAGCGTTATTCCTGCCGCAGCAGACGCTCTTTTCTCTACAACTGCCAATCGGAGAACCTTCGTGTTAAGAACTTGTAAAGCGTTCACGGTCATCAATACTGCCTTATAGCTTCCGTATGCTGTTGCGGCAACCATTACAGCCTTGCCAACTGATTTCCAGTTGTCAGCCAAGTCAAATATAATACCTAAACCAAAATTGATAACACCCTCTTGTGACTTGCCAAGCTCGTTGAACATCTGCTCGATAGAGTCCTTAATGTTACTGATCTGACCAGTAATGGTCTTTGACTGGGCTTCCATCAGTCCACCGAACTTGCTACCCTCGGCGGTCATACTCTGCATTGCCTGGATGAAGATGTCGCTGGTAACCTTGCCTGCCTTGATTTGATTCTGAACCTCCTTGATGGCGTTGGTAACGTCAAGACCCATAACCTTAGCTATCTCATCTGCAATAGGAATGCCTCGGTTGAGGAACTGGTACAAGTCCATAGTATCCATCTTGCCCTTGGCGATGGTTGTGCCGTAGAGCATCACGAGGTCTTTAAGGTTTATACCCATACCCGCTGCCACGTCTCCCAATCCGATAAGCGTCTTGTTTACATCCTCGGCTGCTACGTTGAATGCCAGAAGCTGCTTGGCTCCCTCAGTGACATCCTCAACACCAAAAGGTGTGACGGCTGCCGTGCGGATCAACTGCTTCATGAGAGCATCAGCTTTCTCCTCAGACTGCAACATGGTCTTGAATGCCATTTCCGTCTGTTGGAACTGACCGCGGACCTGCATCATCTGATTGACAAACTTGCCAATACTCCAACCGCCAATGGCAATGTTCAAGCTGTTCTGTATGTTAGAGATAACATCGTCGATAGACTTGCCTTCCTTCTCTGCTTTCTCTGCAGTCTGATGAATTGCATTCTGAATATCGCGAAATCCCGAAACGACCTTGGCTGTCTCAACTATTGTATCGAATTTAATGCCTGGCATAATGTTCTATTTTTCCTTATAGTTTATACTTGGTTATAAAGAATTCTCGAAGAGATAATAAAAAGATTGTCCGAAACAAGAAGTCATCGTGCGTGCGCGTGTAGGGTTCGGTTAAATCTCGGTCTCTGACTCTATAACCGCCTTCATGACCGCCTCCTTGTTGTTGCCATCGATGACCTCTTCCCCTGCTGCTGGTATATGTGCTTTCTTCCTCTCCTCGTCAGACAGATAGATTGAAGTAATCTTGTCTTTCAGCATGAGTGTCAGGTTGTTATACGATATTCCCCATACCACGTAATCGAAAGTCCATCCGTATCTTTCGCAAGCAGCGTCTATGAGTGTGCCCCATATTGTCTTACCTCCGAAGATGAAGCTATTCTCCGACTTCTTCGCGGCATTGACTTTTGCCATACGCTTCGCTTCTTCTTCCATTCCTGTCTCTTTGGCTATTGTCTGGTATGAGTTAGCCTTAAGGATGATGATGAGAAGAGTAGCTATATCCTCATTGGAGCATTCTTTGAAGATTAATTCCGTCTGCTCGCTTACGCATCTGGTGTCTAGTATTTCTTTCTTTGTGTTGAGTGAGTGATATGCTATCAATCTACAGCATGTATCCTTCTTAGTGTTTGCAACTCGCAAAGCTTCCAAGAATGGATTTATTTGAAGTAACTCTTTATCTAACTTCAAGCTATCTATCAACTGCGATGTTAGGTACATTTTCCCCAATGTTGTTGGGTAGATGTTAACATGATGATGCTCTGTATCAAAGCCTATCGGCATTTCTGTTAACGTATTAGCTATAATAGTTCCTAACTCTTTCATATCGCTCGTTTTAATATTAGCACCCAAGGCAGGACTCGAACCTGCGACTTTCAACCAGCTTTTAAAGACCCTGGATTTTCATGCGACGGACTATTTGGTCTCGCTCTTCCCCTGAGCTACTTGGGTAGGTTGCCGGCTGATAACCCTCAGTCGGCGGAAGGGATATTAGAAAATGCCTAAGTCTCTGCGTAGGTTTCCGTGATTTCAGCAGGAGCAGTTTCACCATCCTGCGGTTTCTTGAAAGTCAAGGCATACTTTCCATCTGTTCCCTTTTTGGCAGTAATGACACGCCAACGGTAAGCACAATAGACGTCCTCACCCTTCGAGTTGACAGTCTTAGCCACCACGTCACCCTCTGGGATGAGAGCTGCGTGTGTATAAGTAACAAGAGCACCATCATCTGTAGAGAAGGCTTCTTCTGCGCCAATTGTGGTGTTACCTAAGTAAGCTCCAGGTACTTCCGGATCCTCTGGCTGAATAGCCAATCTATAATTACCCTCAATAATGCCGTCAATTGTCTTGAAAGGCTGAGATTGGTTTTTCTTGATAAAGAGCTGATACGCAGCTTCATAAGTTGACTTCTTGGTCTTGCGGTCAACAGTACCGCCTCCCTCTTCCTTCTGCTCCATTGTGTCGCCCTTTGTAGGGGTCACATTCGTGGTTCCTTCCTTCGGTGTAGGAAGCTTATCCCATTCATTCTTAGTAGCACCTACCTTCTGAACGAAGATAGAACATTTTCCCCATGCTGTTACTGACATAATTTAATCATTTATGAGTTTATATTCAACTTGATTATTTATTACATGTTCTCCCGTGCTTGCTGCATATACCCTCTGCTCAATAGCATGGGCAGCATACTCGCTCGTTCTGAACGTTTCCAAGAGATTCCAAGCCAGTTTGCAGATTTCGTCAACTCTGATAGTGTTCTCCTCAAACTGCCCATCTACGTCCTGGTCTTGTATATATATATTTACATTTATAATTACCGTTTGAAGCTGTCTTCCCTCATTCGCCAAGATGGAGATAACGACATCTTCCTTATGAGAATTATGCGGTCTAATCGTCTTTGACAGCTTGCCATTGACGTTGTTCATGAAACCACTTTCATTGATGTACCGGTAAACATCTGTCTTAATTGCTCCGTCCGATTTCATATCTTCCACTTGTTTATTTCATTAACTGCTGAGTCTATTGCTGTCTTCACACGCTTCTCTACAATGGATGTGGCCCATATCTTCGTTGATGCGAGGACATCCTTGCTTTCCAAGGCTTCCACCTCTCCTGCGTATTCCATTCCTGCAACGACAACCAAAGCATAAACCCTGGAATATTCCTTAGCAAGGTCATTGATCATCTTCTTGCCCTTTGCAGAGCCGTCTGTGCCACTGAGAACCTGCGAAAAGGCTGATTCCATATATTTACTTCCCTGCTCGTACACGGCGAAGCCTATAGAACTTCTTAGATTGCCCGTATGGTCTATCCAGCTTTCCTTGGCAGACCTGTTACGAATTCTAACCACAGATTCATCTCCTAGCTTGCTCAATGCCTTAAGCACATTCTCCTGTATCTTCCTTGCGGCTCTCTGAAGGAAGGCATCAAGAGCGGAAGCGCTTGTTGTCATTCTTATGCCCATATCTTACACTGGAGTTGGTAACGATGAAATCCCTTGACCTTGATAATTACCTCCTCAGCCCCTAAAATATCTAGCTTGATAAAATCCCCATAAGAGAACTTTTCAATTCCTACGGGTAAGTTATGAACTTCGTAGGAGTAGTAATCAATAGAGCCGTCAGATGTAACTAACTTGTTAGCCTCGCCAGCAGGAACTACATCACAAGTGCAGCAGAACTTCCACTCGGTCTTGCCCTGGTGATAATTTCCATCATCATCTGTATAGCCAGCTACCTTCTGCTGCCGGTATAGCTTTGAGGCATGAAAACCCAATAGACTCATCAGCAATTAATGTAAACTGTCGGCTTCGGAGTAAGTGAAACATCCTCCTCACCGATAGAGTTATATAAACGATTGACTTGAACTAATATAGCCTTTCGCTGGTCTTCCGAGAGGGAACCTATTGATTTGTCCGCTTCGGAGAAGCTAACGGCTTGTATGAGAGAAAGCAGACAGTCGGCAAGCGTTCCTTTGTAGGCGTCACTTCTGGCAACGTCACCAGTGAACTCTGATTCGATATCGAGGTCACGCTTTATGCAGGCGTTTTCCACGAAACCATAGGGGATAGGGATGTGTACCTCATCCACCAAAGCTTGTCCGACCGTCTTCATGATTACTCCTCAGCTTTAGCTGCGTTATCCTTGAACTCCTTCTTCTTTGTAGGAGGCAGCTCATTGTAGGCATCAATAATCTCCTTATCACTGGCATCACTAGCAAGTGTAGCACCAAGAGCATTAAGGGTTGTGATAGCCTCCGGCTTCTTATAGGTTACATCAGAGATTGTTACCTTAGCGTCCTCTGTGTCTGCTTTCTCCTTTTCGGTATCAACCGAAACGTCTGGGTCTGCCAGCTTAGTATTAATCTGATAGATTGTGTCAACGTCCTCGATGACAGGCAAGCAGTATGCCTGCACCGCAGTAGTCTCACGCAATGGATCAGTTGTTGAATACTGAGAGATAAGCTTGTAATCAATCTGCTGATAGGTTACACCTGCCACTCTGTTTGTCGCCTCTGCTACCTGACCGTAAACGAGGGCACCAATCATCTGTGAGCAGACACCGATAATCATATCGTTGTTCCAAGGCTTAACGCTCTTCTTCACACCATCCTGCTCCAAGCGGACAGTACGGTTGATGATGCGGAATGATACACCGGTCTCATCCAAGAAAGCCTCCTGGAATACGCTGGCAGTAGGAACCGGCAGCTTTGTGTTGGAGTCATAAGTCTGACCCTTGTAGTTGGCAACAAGCTCACGAGCGTCCTGCGCCTTCTTCAATTCGTCAAACTTAGCCTTTCCAATCCAGAAGACCAAAATGGTGTTGCCATCATTCGATGCACGCTCGATACAATCCTTCAAGTCTGCAACGGTAACTCCGTCATTGACGCTGTTGATTCCGAGCTGATTTTCCGGCAAGTACTGATACTTGATACGGAGCAACTCCTTTGGATTATCGTCGTCACGAACAGCCACAAAACCATTAGAGAGACCATACAGAAGGGCGTACTCATTACGCTCATCAACACCGACATTGCAAGCTACCGGGTCCTGCGCCAACTTACGGCGAATCTCAGCTGTCTGACCGCCCTGTGCTTCCATGAGTCTGAGAGCGAGGATATCTGACTCCTTCAAGAATTTCTTCATACCGACCTTTGGCAGTTTGCCATTGGCGGTAGAAATCTTGTCACGAGACTTCAAAGGAACAGGTGAATCAACTGCTACGTAGTCAGCTGCTACGTAAGAGGTGTCGACCGTGTCGGCTTCCCATTTGTTGTCGGTAGAATAAACGCGGCGGAGAATGGATGTATCCTTATGGAGATACGTCATCTCGTTCTTGCGCTTACCATTAATCTTCTCAATCAAAGTCTTCAAGATTGGGAAGAAACTCATAATATACTTAAGAAATAAAGAACTCTGTTGCATAAATCACCTCCTTAACCGATTGCATCGTGTCCCCACTGAAGAGTAGGAACGGCTGTTTTCAAAGCTGCCTTGATAGTATCGACAGAATAAGGGACAGCCTTATCATTAGCCTCACCTGCCGTCATAACACCTACATGAGGGGTATCTTTTGGAGCTGTCGTCATACAAACACCAACATACTCGTGATTTTCTGGTAATGAAGCATAAGACTCGCCAGTTACCGGCATTGGCTTATACTCGCCTGATTTTGTATCACGAATGATGATGTGTCCGCACTGGATAAAATCTCCTGCAAAACCTGTCATGTCAAGAACGACACCACCCATGATGCCATTCACGTAATTTCTGATGATTACAGACTCCTTGCCTGAATCAAACGTTTTTGTTTTGCTTACGCCATACATAACTTTTAAAGTTTAAAGTTTACATAGTTTCGGCAAGCTCATCAATCTCTTTGTCCTTGATAACCTCAACCTCTTCCTTCTTAGGATTTCTCTGAGCCGCAGGAGCACCAAGTTTTCCGAGACCTTCGTTAGCACGCTCTTGATCGATAGCTGCCAAGTCCTCCACAACACCATCGTAAAAATCATCGAACTCAGATTCGTTCTCGAACTTCATCTTGTCGAAATTCTTCAAGACAGTCTTTCCGAACGTACCTTTGTCCTTAAGGAGCGCCTTCAGCTTAGAACGGCGGCAATCACTCTCACGCTCTGATTTCAAACCGATGATTTCGTTCATCAAGGCTTTGTTCTGAGTAATAATTGCCTGTCCCCATGCTGGGATCTGCTCATCTTTCTCTTTCTTCTGTTTGTGGATTGGTTTCTTGCTGCCGGCAGGGTCATCATCATCATCATCGACCTCGTCGTCATCCAAGTCTTGACTATCCTTAAAACTCTGGATAGTACGCTGCGCGGTCTTTTGCGCAATCTTAAGATAAGGAAGAACCGCATTGACCTGCTTTTCAATCTCTGCGTTTACATCCTCGTCTGAGGCTTCTTCGTCGAGTTCTAAGTTATTGGCAACATCGGCAGCAATACCCTCTAACTCCTCTCTACTGAACCCCAACGCCTTTGATTTGGGTTTCAGAATAACTAAAACTTGCTTCGTTCTTTTTTTCATTCTAAATAATATTTAATTGAACAATGAATTCAAGAAATATCCCAGTACGAAGCAATAGCAATAAGTAATTGCTGCAAAATAATAAAAAAAGTATTTAATCACCAAATATATTACAAGAAAATATACTTAATGATTAAATACTTTATGGTTACATATAAATATTACTCAGGATAATTGAGCTTATCCGGTCCAGCTTTGGATAGATATACGGAGAACATATCACATAGCTCTTTTGCTCCGTTTAGGTCGTTCAGCTTGTAATTACCGCATTCTACTTCCGAAGCACCTGGAATAGTCTTTAATAATGAACACGCTTTAAAAGCTTCCACTATCATTTCCTTTATTTGATTTGAAGTCCATGTACCTTTAAGGATAAGGTAAAAACCTGTAAGACATCCCATCGGACCAAAATACAGGACCCAATTGCTAAGAGGGCTATCATTGCGTAAGTAGTCTGCCATCATATGCTCTATTGTGTGCGCTACAGCTGGTGACATCATATCCTTATTTGGCTTGCATACACGAATATCGAATGTTGTAGCAGTCTCAAATCCACATTTATCTACTCTAGAAACATAAAGGCCTGGCTTCAGTTTCGTATGATCTACTTTAAAACTTGGTATCATTCTCTAATAATTTACAAACAACACTAAATGCCTTTTCAGCAAGACTATCCCAAAAATCTGCATACTGCTCGGTTTGATTCGGTTCCAGAGGATTATCGCTAATAACTCGGATAGACGTAAATCCAATCTCTTTCTTATAGCATACCTGTGCAAGGGCGGCAGACTCCATATCTATAGCACATATGTTATACGAATTAGGGAGAAAATCCTTAATCGCCAATACCTGCTCTCTCGTAGTGATAAACTTATCTCCAGTTGCTATCGTTCCTAATCTGAATCTTTCATCCATATCAATCCAGGAGAAATCAGAAGGAAATACTGCCGGCATACCTTGAACTTGCCCGTTGGCATTCGGTTCACCGCAATATACATCGTGGTAACAGTACGAATTACCGATTACGACATTACCAGGCTTTAAACCAGCAACGGCAGCACCGGCGCATCCTACTGAGATAACTCTTGTAACTTTACTAGTTGCATTCGACGAAAGATATTCTGCCAAGCAAGATGCCGCATTAACCTTGCCAATACCAGACTTGATTAAAGCTATGTTTTGAACATTTTTGTAGTCAAGCCACTTCTTTGTAATCCATTCGCTTATAAGGTCGTACTCCTTATCCATAGCAGTAATTATGACAATCATTGCGCACCTCCTTTTGTTAGCTTAAGCTTCTTGCAACGGTTGTAAATAGCGTTCTCGTCCACTCCAATCTTGGTAGCGATGGCTTTTACCGGATACTTGCCATACATTCTTCGAATGATGAAATCCTCGTCAGCAGTAAACACGTGGCTCTTGCTGATACCCATTTCTTTCATCTTTCGATGGATGGCCCAATAATTACGATTGAGCTGCTTTGCAATCTCCGTTATCGTCATCACCAAAGCATTAACCTTGATGAACTCAATCTCTTCTGCACTAAAATGTTTTCCTCTACTCATTATTTAATATTTGGGTTCATTAAGCCGCCCAAGGCTTTCTTTCTCTTTCTGTTATATCTTCTGTTTGCGGCAATTATTTCAGCATTCTCCTTACGATAAACTTACATTCTTGCCAATAGATGCTCCTTATGTTCATGATAATACCTTCTATGGTATTCTCGGATTTCCTCCTCACTTCTCTCCATGAACCTTGTCTTTTATTAGCTCGTACAACGATGGACTAAGCGTACTCCAACGACCATTCTCATCTTTTACGAGATAGAATCCGTCGGGAACATAGAACTCTCGATTTCTCAACCTAACTATCAACGTCTGCTTTGTACAGTCTCCATTGACAGTTTTAACTAACTCAATAACGTCCGTGCATTTCCATAATTCTTGGACATTCTCGGAAGATACTTTAATTGCAATCATATCACATAAACTTAATAATAAAAAACTCATGATCCAACCACTTGCTTGGGCAAAGACCTTTCCTCGGCTTGCCGATGGTGATACTCTCAATTTCCTTCTCAACACGTGGACTATCCTTGCGGTAGCCGTTGATGAAGAGGACATGGGTGTATGGCTTGAAACTCACAAAATTAGTGCGGATAGACTGTCGAATAATATCTACTCGCCCATCTACAGCTTCTGCCCAAGTCTTCATGTCTGTATTATCACTATTAGCGGCAAGCAAGCGTTTTATCCAATGCTTCTTAGGAACTCTGTATTCTTCCGTCTTTCTGCCATCAGAAATCATATAGAACCATTCCTTGCTGACTGTGAGGTTTAAAACTTTCTTTTCCATAAACTACTTCTTTTTAGTTTCTTTCTTGTTTTTGTATTTCTTCTGAAAATCGTTGAGCATACCAAGGAACGCACTCGGATTGTAGGCTGCGGTTTTTGCTATCGCCTCTGGCTTAGGCAACTTGCGACAATCATATTGCTTGTAATCACGAAAGATGCTTTCAAGTGTTCGGAATAGTGCAGCGAAAATCTCAGCTTCAGCCAAGTTCTTATCTCTATTCCATCCAACACGAAATTCGACTTTCAACGTATTTTCCAACGTTCCGTCATCTTTTAGTTTAATTGTATGTTCAAACGGTCTGTAGTCACTTAACGATACGTTTAAAGCTTGTGCATTGAAATTATCCGAAAGTATGTTATTGCAATGAAGTACAACATCCGTATCAGCAGGAACTCTGCTGAGAATATCCACCCAATCCCCTGCCTTGCCAAGGATTGGGTTGTGTTCATAATCATCTGTATATCTCATTCGCTATAACTTTTTAGTTTATTAACACTACTTGACATATCTACAATATCGAAAATAGTTTTACCTGATAACCTAGTAAGGTTATTCATCAGCTTGCGAGAGTATCTTGCAGTAACCTTTTCAGCCTTTACAATACGGTGGTCAACTCTGCCATAACAACAACCACCTTTGCTAGCATAATACAAAGCCCATCTAGGCTCCCAGTATTGCTTAATCTTAGGCAGCTCTTTCGATACGTCCAATCCAAGCAATATCATACCTATATAACGAGAACTTCCGTTGCAACGCTTCATTATCTTCTTAGCTAATCTAATCTTCATACTCTACTTTAATTTAATGATAATAAACTCTGTATTAAACCATTTGTTTTCTTAAAAATATGTAACCATTACCTGTATATACAGGACGAAGGTCATAAACTCTATCTAAATACTCTATCATCTTTGCTTCACGTTGCAAAGAGAGACGTGGGCATTGACAAAACTCGTCCTCGTCGTTGAAGTCACGTATGGTTTGCATAATTTTGCGTACGATATCATCTTCCCCCATCTTTACACCTTCTCCCAATCGGTTGCAAGAATACTCTCAGTATCTAAATACGAAATAAGAAAAGAAAACGGGTGCGTTCCGATTCGCATATCCAGAGGAATGCAATCATCTCTGCATATAGAAAAGATACACTCATTATTTGCACGTCTCTTTACTTTCTTTCCCTCCCTCATTCTTCTCAGAGCCTCCGAGAAGTCAAATATTTCCTTTCTCATATAATTTCCGTTTTAATTATTGTTATAATACTTTCTTTTTCATCGTTTAATATGTAGTTGTTTTTCGATATAACTAATTATCGAACTTAACCATTTGGGTAGTGTACCATAATCTTTCACACGGCTGACAGGTTTCGCAAACAGACAAATTACTACTCGGGAATAATACTCAGCAACTAACGCAATAATGTAATATGGCATCATCATTATAGTAAACATCGTTAACAACAAATAATATGTTATTTTCTTCATATCTCGTTCTCCTTTCTATCGAACAAGTTGCCAATAATAAGAAAATTCTTAATAGGATAATCAGCTAAATTCTTTACAGTCCATCCGCATGCACGCTTCTTCGGGGTAATAAAAGTATAACAGTCACGTATAGCATTAAATAAGACAAAAGATACCGCCTTACTTTTAATATTTTGAATAATATCATTCTCAAAGACTTCTTTGCCATCTTTATCGTAGATACCCGTGGGCTCGCAGACCGTTTTAGGGTCAACTGGGGAAACACCTTCTTCTGTAGAAACTATGCTAGCACCATTCTCGCAAGAATACGACAAATCTCCGATTACCCATTTTCCATTATCTAGACGTTTAGCCTTGAATTTAATATTTTCTTTTTTCATAAGTTATAATTATTTAAGTTCTACAGGTTCATCCTCCCAAGACAACTCTCTTCCGATAAGCTTGTTAATAGTACCTTTAGGCAATTCTATTGAAGGACAACAATCATCCCAATATTCATCAAACCTATTTGGTTCTGACATGTAAATAGTTTCTATACCATCTTTATCAACTGCTACCCATGCCATAGCTATATTTTTTTAAGTTTTATCTTTATTGCCTTCAAATTTCTTTTACCTCCATCCCAGAAACATGAACGTCTAAGATAGAAAGGCTGACCTTTAAGCCAAGGGAACTTATTATAAAAAGCCTTCCATTTAGCCTTTCCTGCATTCAAAGAAGGTACTTCAATACAGCTTCTAACATGGCAGCTACCAAAGACTAATGTATTATCACAAACGTTTTTATCCATAACTATTTTACTTTAACATTATACACTCCGTTTATAACTTCTACTTCATAACAATCGGGGCAATAGTGTTTGCCGTCTATCATTTCCCAGTCTGAGTAGTCTCCAATATCAATACTCTTGTCGCTGAATAACGCAGAGCAAGTATCTGTACCGCCAAATACTTCTCCGCATCTATCGCAAACAATCTGATACATTGTAATCGGTCTATACATAACTATTCTTCCTTTAAGATTCCAAAGACTGCTCCGTCATCAAAGGTAAATTTTTCCATAAGTTCGTACATTGTTAAACCGCTAATACTATTTATAGAAATATCTCTTTCGCTAATCATAAGAGTGATTAAAGCACGGCTTCCATCGTCCTTAGACCTTACCCATCCGAACGGTTGATGCTTTTGCATTTCATTCCAGCACTCTTCTGCATCCTTGAATGGACGGAACTTTTGCTCTGGCTTGATGCGGTAATCATTATAATAAGTTACTAAATGGTCTAAACTAGCTACGTTAGTATCATACCATTCTCTATTAATTGTTTTATGTTGTATAGTTTTGCCATCTACAATAGCCTGTAGAATAGGCATAATTTTTTTAAGATTCTTTATATCCATAATTCTCCAATTCTTTTATTAGTAAATTACTTTCCTTACCAAGTGGCTTATAACCATTTTTCAGATACCACTTTAAAACAAAACTCTTGGATTCATCTTTATCAAATTCTATTCCAATTGTTTGCACCCCAGTTAACTTAGCTTGTCGTTCGGCAGATTGTAATAGTTTAGTAGCAACTCCTCGCTTTCTGCATCCACTACTTACATAAAGTGCATATATAAGTGCATCAGCTTTACCGAAAATATCACTAATATATAATGGAATGCATATTTGAACCGAACCATAATTCTTTTCATCAGTTATTAAAATTCTGATTTCATCTTTCCATTTTTGATATTGTATCATACTCAATTCTCCAATTCTATATTATGTTCATCTGCGAAATAATCTTCTGCCTCTTCGCAAAACTGACCTTAGCAAAGTGATTCTGGAAGTGCTCTGCTTGTATAATAATCTCGGCAGCATAACTCACAGATGTCATTTCCATAATTATTTCTTAACTCTTCTCTAGTCATTATTCACCCTCCTTTCTAACTAAATAGTCATACATAGGCTTGCGGCTTCTACGATATTTATTACATATCTTTTCTGCCTCTTCCTCTGTATCGCAAGTTGCAATAACTCCATCGGGATATGTATCCCAATATCTAACTACCTTAAATTTTGTCATACTCAATCCTCCAATTCTTTAAGATAAATATGTACATCAGTAAATGTAAAGTTTGTCATTTTTTTATATCTATTTACTATATCTTCTACAAGATACCATTTGTTTTCAATGATAACGGTCTCACCTATACGAGGAATATTATTGTAAGGGCATGTTTCATATTGCAATATGAAATTTTCCTCATCCTCTTTTTTATAAAAGAATACATTCATAACAATCCCTTCAATTTTAAAGTCATTTCCTCAACCAAGTTTACAACTTCTCCCCAGTCGTGAGGGTCAAATCCTTCATTAAATAAAGCATTCTCAGCTATTTTTGTATTTGGTTTAAGAGTTTAAGAAAATCTTCTTTGTCTATTTCTACTTTACTCATTGCTAACCCTCCACAATTTCTTTCTTAATCCTATCAAGTAAAGAACCTTTAGCCTTAATCTCAATTATAAAATTCCCATCTACTAATATCTTCATTTTGTTGTGCTCTAATAAATTCCATAATCCTCATTGAATTGTAACTGTTCTCTACAAATGCTGTTATCACCACTTAATAACGACAACCAGTCATAAACTTCGTGTCCGTGCCAGATTAGGATGAACCCATCAGCTCCGAAGTAAGAGATTCTCGGTTCGTCGTCTGGCTCGAACCCCACAAAGGTTACAGCTTTTGAGAGTTTCTGCTCTGCTGCTTCAGCCTCTTTGAATTTTTTCGTAGCCTGCTCCAAGAGCTTTAAAATCTTTTTATTCATAACTTGATTTAAGCCTCCCCACTGTCACTGTGGAGGGAAGGTTAATCACTTATTAGTGTTCGGTTCTGTATAATTAACAGGCTCCCATAATTCTACTGCTGTCAATACTACTGGACATACGATAGTCTCAGAGAAGATAACTGACAAGATGATATTTGGTACATTGATTTCATAATCTACACCATCAATTTGCTTCTCTTTGTTTGCCCAACCATAAGGTGATGCAACAAAAGAAGTTCCATCACACTTTTTGAACGTTTTCTTCTCTGCGCAAGAAGAAAACATTAATGCTACAGCAAGCATCATTAAAATTACTTTTTTCATTTCCTATATTCTAATTTTAATTCTGATAAAAAAATATCTTCCATATTATTTATTAAAGCCTTCTCCACCTGTCACATGGAGAGGGCACAGTTAGTTACTCTGTTACAACTTCCCAATCTTCAGCAAATACATCAGATGAAGAAGGAACCCAAGAATCAGCACGACCATCAGGATTGATAATCAACATCTGATTAGTGTAGTCAATGTGAGGATTCTCACGACTCATCAGAATGTTCTTAGCAGACTGAGGGAGTGACTGCATATTAGGAATGATATCACCAGTGATATGAGCAGGAACTTGCTTCACAATAAACAAGCCCTTACCATTCCATCCACTGCGACGGCAAGCTTTGCCTTCTTTTAAAAACTGGATGACATTTCCAAAACCAAAATGTCCATTTGCTAAATAATCATTATTTCCTGTCATATTAATTATTATTTATATCCCATAAGGGATGATTAGTTACTCTGGTGTCTTCGTTGTTTGTCTATCAGATTAAATATGCAGAAACACATAATCACCATCTGTAGAAGTATTCTTAATATCACAAGAAATATTTGCTTTGTCAAATACAAGCACTTCACAATCTCCACCTGTGAAGTCAATGTAAGATTTTAGATGTTCTATCAACTCACTTGCTTTCATAATTCTATCTATTTATATTCTTGCAGATGGTTTGTTACTAAAGCTCATTAAATTCTTCTTGAAATCTCTGTTTGGTTTCATTCAGAAGCTGTTTGAATTTGGTTTCAAAAACTTCATCACACGTTGAAAGTCCCCAAATAGCATCAGCAAGTCTACTATTGCTTGATTTTGAAGACATATTTAAGAGTTCATCTACTTTAGGAATCAAACTCTTAGCTAAGATATTAGCTCTTTCTAATTTATCTATATTCATACCTCTATTTATTTATGCCCGAAGGTGGTTAAACATTAAATCTTTCTATCTTGATGAGTTATTTTTTCACACTTATTTCCTCTGCTATTCCAATAACCACATTGGTAACATTTTCTACCATAGAAAGGACAATGATAGTTTATTTGTGTTGCCACACTCATACTTACACTTCCATTTCGTGATTAATACCAAGACCAAATAGAAAGTTTTGGAGTTGATGACAGTATTTTATATCTTTCAATATTTTATTACCATCAATACAAATATCATAACAGTTACGTACATAACTAGCTACAATATCAATACCTAGACCCTCTTTAGAATAAAGAGCACCACTTTCATCTTGTCTAATTATTTTAAAGCCGTTTGTTGAAAGTATCTTAGGAGTAAGAAAAATACCTTCAATTACATTGACATTGATTGTTTGTAAAGATTCGTATTCATCATAATAGGTTGCATAGTAACCATCATTATTTTCTATAGTTACTATATTTCCATTATATGTAACCAAATCTCCTGGAATGTATTCTAACTTATTCATATACTTTACTTTTTAAAACGATTATACTTCTTTATAGCATCTTTCTTTGAAGCTGCCATAATCTTAACTCCCTTAATATGGAACTCATGCTGAGTCTTTGGTTGACACTTCTGTTTGTCAGAAGGAACACTACCTATATTACTTTTAAACAGTAATCGTTCCTTTTCGATAGGAGGTGAGAGTAAATCACTTAATAAATAATAAGGAGGGAAATCATCTGGTGAATAATGAGGGTGAGATAATATACCTAATCGTGATAATAGTTTCATACGCTTACTCCTTAACTTCTTTAAAGATTATACTTTTGCCATCTAAACGGTCTAACTTGCTACATATATATTCTCGCTGGCACGGATGACATCCTTCTAGCTTATAGAAGAAGCATCCTTCACAAGAGTTATGTTCAATAACTTCAAGAGTAATGGTTACTCTTTCTCCCACTTTAAGCTCTTTCATTTTAATCTCCTTCTTTATTTAAATTATCTACCCAAGTATCTAAAGCTTTAATACACTTATCAGGAAGTTCTTTGGCTGTAGGATTCTCTTTTAGATAATCTAATGTTCCTCCTACACCACAAATTATGTATAGTTGATTCCTGGTAGGAAGAAACACAAGTAATAATGTAGAAATGATGAAGACTATACAATTAGTATTTCTAACCTTAACAAATCTTTTATAACCAACTTTAGATAAGTCTTCTTTTATGTCGCCTTCATGGAATATAGTTGCAAGAAAGAAGGTAATTCCAAGCAATGCGCTTATGACAAAGATTATCATGCATACATCATTCAAATTACCTAAAACATTTATCCAATATAATGTACTCATTTTTTACCTCTCTTTCTGTTTAAAAGTTTTTGACCATATTCTTTTGGTGTAGTTGTGTTAACTATTAATTTTTTTTGTATAGTTTCTTTTGGTAACCTCTGATAAAGATAGTAACCATCAATATCACGGTAATTCATTTTTTACCTCCTCTCATAACTGATTCTATAAAGTCTTTTGCAAACAACCAACACTTTAGATGATACTTTTTAACTTCTTGCTCCCACATTTCGTTATATGTGGTACAATTAGTTTTATCCATCAGCTCATTCATATTATAGAGTTTGGTACTATTGTTAGAGAGTGCAAGAATGTTTCCATTGTCATTTCTTGGGACTTCACTAATAAGGTGTACTATCTTTGATTTAATCATTGTTCATCTCCTTTCTTTTTAGGAACATATTCGTCTAACTCATCATTAAACTCATAGCAGTCTGGGCAGTAGTGCTTATCTTCAATCTCTACCCATTCTGATTCCAACGCTTGCTCTTTTGCTGTTCCTTTGTCCAACCAAGCAATGATACCATCATCCTCTCCATAAGTCTTTCCGCATCTGTCACAAATGACAGAATACATTGTAACTGGCTTAATCATTACTCACCTCCTTCCTTTGGGAACAAATCATCAATATATAGCCAATTAATTATACCTTGGTTTTTAACTTTTTTATTCCAAGATACTGTTCCAAGAAACATCGTATCCTCATACTTTACTCTATCTGAATGGCATTTCGCTATAAGACGTTTAAAAGTCTTTGGCTCTTCACTCGCAGGATGCCACAAGCCTTTCAAAAACTCATTGATAGCCCACTTGGCACCTTCTTTAAATCCACAAGCCAAATCGTTTATTGCAACAACTCCTAAAATCTTCTTGTCGGCAATAAATGCTTTCTTGGCTTCTTCTATTTTCCTATCGTCTATCATAACTTATTTCTTATAAATGTTAGTTATTGTCTCCTTTCCAATCGTCAGTTGTGCCAAGCAGATGTTTGGTTTCTTCGTTGTAAGGGATGCAATACTTGTATATACTGCTAAAACAATTATGAGGAAAATATTCATCTTTATTGTAGTGTCTGTACATGTCTGGAATCCATTTCTGACTGCTATTGTCTCGAACCAACACTTTGTCAAATGCCTTAAATTCACACTCCTTTGGCAAGTCCACAATTTGTTTCTTCTCTGCATCCCAAGCCTTACCCTCCTTTGCGAGAGCATCAAAGAGTTGCTGCTTCTCTGAGTTATTGGCAGGACGAAGTTCAATATCTCCATTATCTTCTCTGTATGGTTTTTCTAATAGAAGTTCGTCATTCTGACAAAGAACTGCATGAAATCCTATATATTCCTCTTCTCTCGATTGGAATATAGCAATATGTGTACATTTTTGTACCACAATGGATACTATATCCCCATCCTTGAACTCAGGCTTCTTCTCAATTTCAAGAGTCTCTATATTGAATATGCCACCAAGCTTTTTCTCAATCTCTCTTATATAACCATAAGCAATATTGTCATCTAACTTATTGAATTTAGCTGTTTCTGCACCTTGCACATCTTCATAACCATCCCTACTATTAGAATAACATCCGTTAAATCTTGTGTAGTCATCAGATGCCCATTCTTCGAAGATGCACTGAAATCCACAAGAATTAATAAGTAAGTTTCCTTTCTTCCAAGCGAACTTAGACCAGTCACGCATTCCTTTTGAAGGAAATAATGATAGCTCTGATTCATCATAGCTATATATTCTACCATTATGATAGAAATTAGCTGTTTTTCCATGATGTTTTACAGATACAAAATTAATACCTATAAATGAAAGATACACATCTCCAAATAAAGGAGAATATAATTTAGTGCCATTAGGCTTATCCTTAAGGATTTCCGCTATATTAATCTTTGTTTCCATGTTTACTCATATTTATAAATTGCGTCAAGAATTGGTCTAAAATTAGGGTTGTCGATTACTGCCTGCGCATCTGCATCGTTCTTAAAGTAGGCGAAGTTTGAAACATTTCTCAAGTCAGCATCAACCACATACTCGCCAATTGAATGCCTGTAATAGATATAATTCTTACTCTCGTTACAGTCGTTCCAGTCAGGCTCCCAATCTCCGTTGTAGTACTTAGCAATGTTTATCAGCCGAGCAATAGCTTGCGCCTTGATTTCAATCTCCGTATCTCTAACTAAAAAACCGAGTTTTAATATCTCTTCGTAAGTAATAACATTCTTCTTTCTGAACATTATCACTCCTTTTTCCTCGTTTGTATTTTCAGTGTCTATCTCCATGCCTTTAGGTATGTCGATGATAAGTTTGTTATCTTTAATTTCCATTATCTTTAGTTTTTAAGGCACAAGTGAAGCCCCTCAGAAAGCTCCACAAGTGCCGTAGGTTATTACTTATCGAAAGCTAACTTATATTGCTCTAATTGCGTTTCTGCCGCTGTATACTCCTTGTTATACTTATCTCGCTCTGCTCTTGCTTCTGTTATATTGATGTAGCTTATGATGAAAGCTCCAAGCATGATAGCGCCAATAAAGTACCAAGGGTAACGATGTACTATCTTATCAAACGCTCGCCATAGATGACAAAAGAATACTCCAGCATAGCGAAATGACAATATGAAAGCTTCACGCATTGTTGCGTTCTCAACGAATGATATATTATTTACCTTTTCCATCTTAGTTACGCATTATATGAACCTTTACTAATTTATGCACAGCATGTGGTTGCGCCTTATTAAAGTTCTCAACAAACTTTTTCTCTATCTCTCCGTGAAACATTGCCTTTCTAGGTGAAGGCATTGTTACAACCGCTTCTATCTTTGCGCCATTATCAAGTGACAAGATAGCTTTTCTTTCTATAAATAGCTTATCCATTTTGATTTCTATTATTTTGTCTATACATATATTCAGGATTAAGTAAAGACTGATCTAAGTCTTCTATATATTCTAGTTCTTTATCTTTCATCGCTATTAGTCTAATTCAATGTCATACGAATCTTCTTCCCACCCTTTTAAGTCTTCTATAATATCTAATGTTTTACGATTAACCGCTAAGGAAGAACATTTCTGTAGCTTTTCATACGCTTCATGAGGCATAACGACCTGTTCCCTTAAAGCCTTGTCTAAGTCACAGTTAGAAAAGTCATATGATTTTCCTTGATATCCTTCTTCATCTATATTGTCCTCTGCTTCATAGTCGTCAACATAGATTTCAATCTCTTTGCTTAATGTAAGCGTTACTGCAACTTTGATTTTTTTAGGCTCGTTATCATTTTGATTCCATGGAGCAATCTTTGGACTTATTCCTTTTATACAACTATTGTTCATAATCATCCTCCTCATAATCATTTAGTTCATATTCTTTGTTAAGCCAATTTTCTTCCACAAAATAAGCTCCAGGACCAAACTTGTCGCTATCTGCTAACGAACAATGCTCTTCAAATCCATTTCGAGTTTCCAACTCTTGGCTATCTGGCCATGTAACTAAAACATACTTTTTCATAGCTTCAATATTGTGAATTAAATTATTTTTTGTGCTTGAATGATTATTTAAGTTTAGATACTAAATAATCTATCTCTTTATCCGTAAGCTCCATGTTATTCTTATGTTTGAACTTTATAATTGCGTCAATACCAACCTCGTTTTCGACTAACTGGTAGATATCATCTTCGTCCAATCCTTTATCTATAATATTGATAAGCTCCATTCCTATATAATGGATTTTCTGTTGAATCTCATTTTTGAGGTCAGTGTTTATTCGTTCTAATGCTTCAGCTTTCTGTATGAATCTACATCCGACCTCAATAGCGAAGTCGTTGCTGATGTTCTGGCACATCTGATCAATGTCCTTACTTCCGAAGTACTGAGCGAAATAGGTATCACCCTTCAATGACTGTAGAATGTCAATTTCTTCTTGCTTTGTCATAACTAATCCTCCTTTCTTTATTTATCAAATTCTTCACGCAACTCAATAATTTTGTTTGTGAAATAAACCATAGTTTCTTTCAAAAGTGAAAGCATGTCTTTATGATTGAGAATGTCGCCAACCGCCGTGTAGTACTTAAGGTTGTCGCTTGCATCAAGAAGGTCAAAGCTACCGCAGCATGCCACATTGGTATTGAAAGACTCTTCCTGGAAATTACCAACTTTAGCTTGATAGCGAATCACCAGGTCTCTGTCTCTTTCGACTCCTTTCAAGTTCAAGTGGACGATAAGTGACTTAAAACCAAAGTCGATATATTCTACCTCCCAATCAGGGCAAACTGAAATGATGTCCTTTATCTTCTTTGTGGCTGACTCAAACATGTTCTCGATGTTCTTTCTAACCTCTGCCTTCTTTGTTTCAACTGAATTGTTCATAATCTTTGTAATTTTAATTGGTTCAACTTGTAAGGTAGGCTCTTGAATAACCTAAAGTACTACCTTTTATCTATATACAAAGGTACTAATATTTTCTGATATATGCAAATATACTAATAATTATTTTAGTTAAATATACTAAACGCATTAAATTTATGCGCATATATTAGTAAATTTGCCAAATCAAAACTTCGAAGATTATGATAGATTTTAATGAACTTTTTAAAAGAAATGACGTTGGTAGCATCATAGGAGAGCTAAAACAACGTGTGCTGGATATTCCTCTTTGGAGTAAACTGCTTACTGAGTACGAACCAATGCTTCACGAAATCGTAAATGATAACGTAGGCAGACAAGACAGAACGCTTGAAAACGGAATTGTAGAAAAGGCAGCTAAACTGTCTGTCGGATTAGAGAAACTTCTTACTAGAAGAATTTCAGAGTTTACAATGGCTATACCAGTAAAGCGTGTTTATACTTACAATCAGACAGACGAGGAACTTAAGGCCATTGTGCGAGCCATAGAGAAAATCTATACCTGCGCACACATTGATACAGCTAACATGCATAGAGCAAAATGCTATTACGCTTCGTGTCAGATGTTCACGCTATGGTACACACAAAAGAAGCCTAATAAGCTCTATGGCTTTGATAGTGAGTACAAGCTAAAATGCAAGACATTCTCTCCAATGGACGGAGTTGACATCTATCCTTACTTTGATGAGTACGGCGACTTGCTTGCCCTGTCGTTCGAGTATAAACGTAAGGTTACTGACACAGAGCACACTTTCTTCGAGACCTATACCGCGGACCATCATTACAAGTGGGATTTGTCTTCTAATGATGAAGAGACTGGATGGAATTTGGTTGATGAAAATGAGATTTCCATCGATAAGATTCCTGCCGTGTTCTGGTACCGACACGAACCATGCTGGGAAGGATTGAAACCTATTCGTGAGAATATAGAGTACACAATTTCTCGAAATAGTGATGTCGTGGCATATAACTCAGCTCCTGTATTGAAGATTGCAGGTGCAATTATTGGAATGGAAAGAAAGGGAGAGAGTAAGAGAGTTTATAGAGTCAATGAAGGAGGTGACGTAAGCTACGTATCTTGGCAGCAGGCTATCGAGGCTCTTAAGTATCACGTCGATACCCTCATCAAGCTTTACTTCATGCAATCCCAGATGCCAGACATAAGCTTTGAGAACATGAAGAGTCTTGGTAATATCGGCTATGATTCTAGAAAGACGCTGCTTATGGATGCCCATCTTAAGATAGGAGAAGAGAAAGGTGCGTGGATTGAAGGCTTCGAAAGAGAAACTAACGTTATAAAGGCTTTCCTTTCCAAGATGAACACGAAGTGGGCATCTAGAATGGATGAGATTACAGTAGAGCACATCATAACTCCATTCATTCAAGAAGATGAGAATACTCAGATTGACAAGTGGCTTAAGGCAAACGGCAATAAACCTCTCGTCAGTCAAAAGGAATCTATCCAGCGAGCAGGTCTTTCCGATGATCCTGACAAGACTTTCAACGAGATTCAAGGAGAAGAGGAAGCAGAGGCCACAAGAACAGCAGCTTCTATGTCTAACTTATTCTCGGAGGAATAGCTATGAGAAAGAAGAAGGAAGATAAAAAGCAGCATTTCTGCCGCGAATGTGCACATGCTACAGACTATCATAGTATGAGCCTTGAAGGCAAGCCTATCCTAGCTAAATGTCCATATCAAAAATGGAGCGTTCTTCTTAACTGGGATAGCTGTGAACACTTTAAAATAAGAATGTATGAAAAAGCCCAAACTGCCTAATCAGAAAAAGGCATACAAAGACCTAGGCAAGAGATTGAATGCTTATACCAGGAAAATCATTTCCATCTATGAGACTCTTGCCAAGGAGTCCGCAAAAATCGCCACCTCCACCGACTTCGATGGGGATGGCGAGTTCTCTTTTGGTGATTACCCAAGGACGGAAAAGAAGGTAAACGCCTTGCTGGATTACTATTCAAACAATATGCAGACATTGGTCTATAGTGGCATATCGGACGAATGGAAGAACAGTAACACGCTGCAGGACCTACTTGCCAAAAGGGTAATCGGCACCTTTACTAGGAAGATAGCGGACGCAAAGCAGAAAGCTTACTTTGAGCACAACAACGCGGCTAAGAAGGCTTTCATGGAGAGAAAGATAAAAGGTCTCAGTCTTTCAGAAAGAATATGGAACCAGAGGGCAGATGTTAAGGATTCACTGGAGAAAGCTCTATCTGTCGGCATAGAGAAGGGTATGAGTGCTGTTAAGCTCAGCAAGAAGGTCAGCAAGTACCTTAATGATTATCCGTCACTTGCCAAAGACTACAAGAAGAAATACGGAAAAGCCATCACCATACAGAATTGCGAGTATAGAAGCGTGCGACTGGCTCGTAATGAGATTAATATGGCCTACCGTTCTGCCGAACAGGAACGATGGTCGAGGATGGACTACATTAAGGGCAAGGAGATTAAGACAACAAACAACCTTAATCACAAGCCAGATATGTGCGACTTGCTTGCAGGTGTCTATCCGAAGGACTTTTATTGGACCGGTTGGCACGTGAACTGTATGTGCTATGCTGTCCCTGTCATAATGAGTGAGGAAGAATATTGGAGCACTCGCAAGCAGATCACTGAAATGCCTGAGAATTTCAACAACTGGATTAACGATAACAAGGAGAAGTTCAAAACTTCTGAGACTATCCCGAATAGTATTTCTAGAAACGAGAGGTACATAGAGGCTAGCGAGGTGTTACTCAATGAAAGACGTAAACTATATGATTCTCTTAGAAAGGATAGGAATTATAAGAATGTCGCTCTAAACAAGAAGGGAGGCTTGAAGGCAACGCATGTCGGACACTTCGAGCATAATGATTCAGAAAAGCCATTTTTCAATAATACAATGAGTGGCGATGATCTAGAGAACGAGTTGATGGATAAGGCATACAAGGCTGGTCATAGCGTCATATTCAGAAACGAGACAGAGATGAAAGATGGAAAGCAATTGCCTTCCCTCGATATGGTCTTTGATGGAAGAACGATGGATATTCGCTCAGTTACATCAGTCAGCAAGACATACCGAAACCAACTTTTGGAGAAGAATGACCAGCTAAACCGTTTCTGTGGTCGTGATGACATAACTGAGAATCACCAAGCATTGTGCATGTATTTCCACGATAGCTCTATGTTCTCGGAGAAGAAAGTTATCGATGGATATAAGGGAATGAAGAGCATTCTTAAGAAGAAATATCGCGAACCTCGACTAAAGGATGTCGTTTGTATTATAAATAAAGGTAATACTATAGAGGTAAAAGAATTTAATTTCTAAAGCGAAGATTGCATTGAGTGCGTCCAGAGCTACGTCGCACCATTCAGGTACCCACGGCCTAACTCGATATTGGGTTTAACTTTAGGACAGCTACTCAATGCAATCTATATCTTTTCCTTTACCGCTGCAAAGGTAATATTTTTTTCTGTAAATCCAAATCTTTTTGGAAAAATAATTGGTTCAAGCCCTCGTTAGTGCATTTAATGTCTTATAAGCCTCGAAAGTTAATGTACTCACGTGCTCACTTATGGTAGTGGAGATTGTCATGATGTCTCCCATAAGGAGCTTCGTCTCTCCCTTTCCGACCTCTGTGATGAGACTCAAAAGGCAGTTGATTTCATCCTTAAGCGTCTCGGCTTTCTTCATCAGCGGTGTTGGCGACTCTACCTTTACCTCTTCCTTCTCGCCAGACTGAGAAGCAATACTATTCACTACGACCTTCGGCACTCTCGGCTTTGGGAGGTTGCAGATGATGTTCTTCTCCTTCAATGCGAGAAGCCAACGTCTACCTCGTTCCGTCCAAAGAGGTCTTCTTGTGTACTTGCCCTTGATGACGTGGGTAGTCACCTCGGTTAGCTGATATGTTGAGTATGGACTTGTCAGCATCCACTCATAACCCTGGTTGAACGCGATGCCAACCTCCTTCAGCTCTTCGTACAACTTCTGTGCGCTGCTCATGCCCAATTCCTTCGCCATCTGCGTAGTGGAGTAAATGCCCTTTGTCATGTCGCACTTCTGCACTTTCTTGAAGCACTCATCGATTCTCTCTTGAAGATCACCAATTATGTCCTTCTGTCTTGTTAACCACTCCTGGTCCTTTCTAACTTCGACCAGCATTTCCTTTGCGAACTCTTTCAAGCTCATGTCTGCGTTTGTTGCCATAGTCTTTTAATATGCAACCTTCAAGCTCATTTAATAAAGAAGGGCAGCCGCTCGTTACGCCCTGAAAAGACTCCTAGGGATACCGGCGTCCCGGTCTTGATTCCCTCGGCAGGTAGTAACTCACAGTTGCCCTATATAGTAGGCTCTTAGACAAAATTACTACCTTTATTCTATATACAAAGGTACGAAAATTTTGTCAGATTACCAAATCTTTTAACCCAAATTACGAATTTAATTTATTGGAAATCAGAGAGTTAGATTTAAGATAAGCGATAAACTCATCAAGCATTCTTGATGTGCGCTCTCTAATATCCGTTTCTGTAAAATCTGTCAACGTCTGTGACAGCATTCGTAATTCGTATATCTTAGTTCCAATCCTCTCGCCTGTGGATTTGAACTCACCATTATAATATTTAATCTTGTCAGCAAATCTGTAATCGGATGCCCGAATATTAACTCTTCGCTCCAATACCGATTTGTTTCCCAACATTTCAAGAACCTCGTCACTCGACAATCCACCTTCCTTGACTTGTCTGTTCCTTGGGAAGATGTGTTCAATATCATATGTTGCGTCAAGAGGAAGCAATTCCTGGCTATCGAAAGAGAATGCCCACCACACAATCATCGACTTCGTAATCGCACGAGTGTTTGAAAAACTGAAGTTGTTGAATTGCGAACGGAACAATTCCTCTTGGAATAGATAGTTCTCGAAAGCTATCTCTTTGTTCTCTATGATATTCACCATTTCGTTAAAGACCGGTGCTCGCAAGGCTGTTATTCCTGGGTTGCTGATAGCATATGCCCAAATAAAGCCTATCAAACGATTCAAGAACAAATAGAACTTCTCGTTGTCTAGCATATTCTCAGCATTCTTATAGTGCATGAAATATACCGATACGATATAAGTCCATAAACTGTTAGGCGCATAATTCAATATAAACAAGCGCTTTAGTACATCCACGGAAAAACGGTCTTCATTCTGAGAATATACATCTTTCCAGAAGTCGGCTAGCAAGACAAGATTCTCTAAAGTCTGCTCTCGTCGAAGTAGGACATATCCATCTTTCTCATAGAACTTTCGAAGTCCTTCTGTCATAGAACTACGATTCGTCAACAAAGCCCTCTCGTAGTACATATAGCGTGTAAACAACTCATCCAAAGGTGTTCCACGATATGGGTGGAATATTCTTGTAACGAGTTCGTCAAGCTCTTTCCATGTAGTGATAAACTCTTCCTTCTTTCCGATGGATGAGTAGAACTTATAGAGCTGTGCCTTGAAGATGTCTGAGTCAGACAATGGCTTACCTCTATCATTAAGCGTCGAGAATATCCTAAGAGCAGTATCTTGCGACTCAGCCTCTATCGGAAGTAGTACGCAGTTATTGAGTATGCGAGCTGGATATAGTGCAAAGAAAGAAGGGTATTCTTCAATGAATTTTCCTATCTTGTCTTGAAAGTATCTGAAGTTGGTCGCATACCGACTTTTTCCTTCTGATGTTCCTTCCCGGAGTATATCCATAAACTCTTCTTTGTCGTTATCAGTTGCAACCTCCGAATTTATCTTCAAGTCGTTTGGATCATACTCTCCGAACTCATTTGCTCTCCAAATGCACTTTTCTATGTCCTCTCGCATCTTGATTGAACGATTGTCTTTCATGTGTTCCAGGCGATTGTAGAAAGCTCGCAGTAAGAGAAGCAAGGTCGTAAGACGCTGCTGACCGTCAATGATTTCAAATTTCCCTTCATCATTACGGAATGTTACTATAGGACCGAGAAAGTAACTCTCTGAAGAATCGAAGCTGTCGCAGTTGTTATTCGGGAATGAAAAAGAAAATAAGTCTTCCCATAAGACCTTACATTCGTCTTCTCCCCAAGCATACGGACGCTGATAATCAGGAATCAAGAACGTAGCTTTTTTATCTTGAAAAAGATACTTTACGTTCTTTTGATCTACTATAAGCTTTGATGACATAGCAATTACATTCTACTTTTCATCAAACTCACCTTTCTCATCAAGATAGCGTACAGCTGCTTTCACGATAAACGAGAATCCTCTGAGAACAAAAGAACCTACCAAGCAAAGCAATGAGTCAATAACATAGCCAAATGCCTGTACACCACTAATACTTGAACTTTCATATCCATAACCGCCAGAAGTATTCAAGGCGTTTATCCAAGTTATAATTGAACATATTATGGCTATAAATGAAACAACAGCTAAAATGTTTGAGATAGTTTCAAGATGACTTCCTATCTGCGGAACAAATTTTCTATTTTCCATATGATGCGCCCGTCATGCCGATAGCTAAGCTTTTGTTAATAATCCGTCTATCAGATTAATAACGCATCATATGGTACTTTATTGTATGTTGAACCAAAAATCAGATAAATTTTTCAAGAGATCTGTAAAATTTAGAATTTCTCTTGCAGAACTCTGTAAAGTCCTTGTAATGCTTGACATTTCCATACAGCTTTGGAAAATCCATCATATCGTCCAGCATTTCTTTACTAAACTCGGTGAATCCAAAATTATAGCCACTCTCACCACCTTGTATAGCACCACTTCCATGTGTTCGAGATGGAACGTATTGGTATGTGAGACTTATTCCTCCCTCTGATGTATATTTTGCAAGCTGATAGGATAGAAACTTTCCATCCTTTCTTACTATGTAGCCATGTAACTGATTTATAGCAATAACACGATAGCCTAGATTCTTAATTTCCTCCAGTCTGTTTTTCATAAGTAAAGAGCTCCATTCCGACACATATAAAGGCTTTCTAACGTTCACGTCGTGAAAGTTCTGAATGAACACATCAAGCTTTTCACAATCCCAATCTCTTGGATAAGTTATGTTGACACATCTTCGCAAGTCTCTTTTGTAATTAATCAGGACGAAAGTTTCTGTCTTAGACTCATACTCTCTTTTTAGCTTAACCTTTAACTCCATAATTATTTCTCCTTGAATTTATAGTTTGGGCAGCTTCTCTTGTTTCCCATCGCAAGCAGTACAGGGAACAGCAGACCGTGTCTGCAACCATTTCCGTGCTCGTCAGCAGCCTCGCAAGAGAAGCATCCGTAATACTCGTTAATATTTAATGCTGCAATTACTCGTAATCCCTAACGTTCAACAATACTGGGAATCTTGGCACTCCTGCGTCAGAATAACCTTGATGCTGAACAGTCGCCGCCATACCTATCAATTCGTCCTTGTCTGCTAAGTATTGAGCTCTGAGTGACTTTGAACCTACAGGACGTGCACAGAACTCATACTCTCCACACTTCAGCTTGAATATAGCGGTACCTGCATCATTGCCCTCCGCTTCCAAAACATCGACCACCTTGAACTCCGTCGTGTCGAACGATTTCAGCTTCATAAGGTCATTGCTTCTGCCCTCGGTATAGGTTCCATCTGCATTTCTGATAATGGCACCCTCATAACCGGTGGAAACGAATATCTTGTGCCATCGCTTGATGTCCTTCTCTGAATGAGCAACGAAAGTCTGCGTAAGGTACACAGGTCCGTTTGGATCAATGGAAGCAAACTCCTCCTGCAGAACTTTCCATCTGGCAGAAAAGCTTCCCGGAATCTGTGCATCGTAGATAACCATACGTAGCTTGTCAGTCATTGCAGAGCGGCACTTGACGGCAGAACATATCTGCTGGAAGGTCAACTCTTGATGGTTGTATATCTCCCCGTCCAAGGGAAGCATATCGCGGTGTTTCTCTCCCCAAGCCTTAATCTGAGGAACATCATATTCCTTGCCACCTCTCGATGTGAGGTGAACCTCGCAGTCTTCTCCCTCATGAAGGATGCATCTAACTCCGTCATATTTAGGCTGAGCGAAGCAAGGAAATTTCGTCTGTGACGAACAATATCTAGTTGCTAACATTGGTTTCATAGCCATTTACCGTATCTTCTGTGAATCTCATCGTAAATGTAGGCTCCGCTCGTGTGTGGAGCGCTGAACATTAGGATGATGTCATTATCTACCTTAATCTGATTTGTTCTAACTACCTTATCATTCTTAACGTGGTCACAATATACCATGCTGCAAGCATGATACAGGCGCATCTTGCGCCCATATCCATCTACTCCTATATTTTTATACATAGCTAGTCCTCCAAATCTACATCAAAAGCAGCCTCAATAACATCTTTGATGTCCTCTGTATAACCGTAAATTCCGTTGTACTCTAACCAATGATCAAGCAACTCTGTGTTAGTCATTTCAGCTACATCACCCTCACTATACTCTGCCTCTTCTACGAGGTACTTCATCAAATCATTCTTATCCATATTACTTGATTTTATTGATGTCACAAACTAATACATTACCTACAATTATGTCTCTAATGCCAGCGATATTCACAATCATTGTAGCATTTTCGTTCCTTGGGAGGTCATATAACTTTCCTTCCTCGTTGACTACCATCACCTGCGACTTGCTGAGTCGGACCAACTCGATGTGTCCACCAACAAATCCTCTCAACTCTTCCAAGGAGAAATCTGTTCCATTGGATGGCTCCACATTTTTGTGGAAACCATCGGTTGTTATTACTGTTGACAACATAGGCTAATAATTCTCTTTGCAGTATTAATAGAATAAGTCTGTGTCTGACCGTCGATATAGACGTATCTCTGGCCGAACATATCCTCAAAAACCTGGATAATATGCTTCTTATATTTGAGAAGCTTTGTTTCAAAAAGACCGCTCATAACTAATCCTCCTGATCCAATTTGTTATACTCGTTATATTTAGTTTCTATATTGTGAAGGAAATTCTTCATTTCTGACTGTAACTTATCCTGCAAGTCTTTATTGGACAGAAACACACCCAGAGCAATATAATACTTAGCTTTACTATTAGTACTATCTATATCAATACTGGATGCTGCGTCTATTTCTGTTGCGAACTCAACGTTCCCCTGGAATCCGCATTTGCATTCATTATACACGACAGTCAACTCTCTGTTCTCATCGCAAGTTAAGGCAAACTTGACTTTTATCTGATTGCGAGAATCTTGAACGTTCACAAACTTCCAGCCTGGGCATACAGAAATAATGTTTTCTGCATGTTCGCCAAACTGTTTAAACAAGTTCTTAACCTCGTTCTTGATTTCGTTCTTTCTTAATTCAATAGTTGCATTCATAATCTTTATAATTTTAATTGGTTCAACTTGTAAGGTAGGCTCTGGATAGCCTAAAGTACTACCTTTTATCTATATACAAAGGTACTAATATTTTCTGATATATGCAAATATACTAATAATTATTTTAGTTAAATATACTAAATTATAAAGCCTTAATAAACAAATAGTTAAGGCGCCTACTCTCTCGAGCAAACGCCTTTTGATATGGCTATATAAAAAGAAACTACAAGAAACCGCCACGTCTGAGCTGTGCATCGGTAGCATTGTTAAGCCACTCCTCGCACTTCTCTATGATGCCCGTACAAGCGTCCGGAGCATCATCGTGAGCGTTATATCCTTCCTTTCTGTAGGATTTCATATCATGGGCGAACTCCGGCCACAACTGTTCCCAATTAGAAGGGAAAACTAGTTTATTGTTTACTTCGCTGGAACGAGTGAAGATTCTAATCTGTTTGTTCTTCGATTGCGTGAACGTTACGAACTGGGTGATTCTGTTTCCGAGTTCCCTTGTTATGCGCTCGACATTGCGGGCATAAGAGCGGCCACCGTTGTTACTTTCAACGAAACACACGTCTGTCTGATTACGCTTAACCATATTGGCTTGTGCTGGTTCCGTGTATTCCATCGGTCGCTTGGTGTATAGAACATCGGTAACATAGTAGCCGTCATCGTATGCATCGAAGCATATAGAGCAAAGGAAGTCGAAACCGGTATCTGCCGAGTCGGTATAGTTACCTTTCATCCTAGCATACCTTCTGTCTGGCAATTCATCATACGTTCTGAAGGCATGGTACATAAGACCTTCCATAGGGGTAGGGTTCTGCATGTACTGTGTCTCGAATACGAACTCGCTGACGTGCTTGATTTTGTACAACTCCTCCAGTGTATGCTTCCATGGCCACAATGCTCGCTCCTTTCCGTCCTCGTCTGTCTGTATTACTGGGAGAGAAACAACCTTCCACTCATTCGGTTCAATCTCTTGGAGGTAGCCGCACAGATCGTGCTCGTGCAACCTCTGCATGACGATGATAATTGGCGTATGACGAGAGTTTACACGGTTACGGATAGTTGTCTCGAAACGTCTGTTGATTGACTCTCTGACGTTATCTGACAAGGCATCATCTGGTCGTAGAGGGTCATCAATAACTATGGCTCCCGAAAAATGACCAGGGTTGAACGTAGCCATGAACTTATCCATGTTCTTTATGTCTTCTTCTGTCCAGTCTGGCTGACCTGCGCCAAAACCTGTAATCTGACCCAATGTAGATGTAGCATACTCACCACCACCTTCCGTTGTGCTCCATTTTGATCTCGTGTTATCGTTCTTTCTGATTTTGACTTTCGGAAATAGTGTTTGAAAATATGTAGAAGTTATCGTGTCCTTGACAGCCATTGAATTGTCCTGGACGAGACTTCCGGAATAAGATATGTGTAGAAACTTTGAAGCAGGGTTCAGCGCAAGACCATATGCGATGAACATCTGTGAACACAAGAGGGTCTTTCCGTAACGAGGGCTGATGTTGATAATCAGCTTGTTAGTCTTTCCCCTTATCACATCCATGAGAGCATCGCATATAATCCTGTGATGTTCGCCTATTACATACTCACGTTGGGCAGTATAGGCGAACATCTTGGTAGTGAATTGCAGCAGGGACGAAGCCACTAACTGCTTATGGAGAAAACGTTGTTTCTCAAAGTCCATTTATCTTCTGTAATTCTTTAATATCCTCCAAGGAAAGATTTGGGAACTTGAAGTCCTCTCCATCCTTGCCTGTCACTTCTTGAATGTGTTTATCAGCCAATCCATTAAGTCTTGCAACAATGCTACTATCGTACTGATGAAGTAAAGCTCCGTCTAACTGCTGGGCACAAACAACATTCTCTATTTGTGTAATAACCTGTTCAAATCCATGCCGCTTAAGATTTCCCCTCTTGAAATCTGCCCATTTCTGAACGATACCACAAAAAGCGCAAAAACCATATAATGTGTAAGCTCTTGGCAAAACTCTAACCTCTTGACGCATGGAGTTACTTTGCTTTACACCTCCACCTCCGGCAATAGAATTGCTTCCAGTTTTTTGCTGCCACGGATTATTCTCGACATCATCACAGTAAGCTACAAACTTGTCCCATAACTCTTTGGCAGATTTAATTTTATATGGTCTTCCGACAGGATTAGGAATTCTATGTACGAAAGACTTTACTTTCGGCTGTGATGAATCGTCTGTCATGGTTTCTTAACTTTTACTAATTTGCCGCAAGCGGAACAATTATACTCATAATACTCTGAAGGCTTGACTTGGATATTCTCCTCAACACCATTCATTTCCTCCTTGAACTTCTGGTCCTTCTGAGCTTCTGTAACGACCTTCTTAGCCGTATGATTAGTCTCAGCCTTTGAAGGTGCGGCCGCAGGCTTCTGTTCCTTTGGTTTAGCGTTGAGTCCAAGCATACCGGCAATGCTCTCATCGAAAGCAAACTGAATGCTGTTAGGATCACCGAGATAGGAGAGCTCCTTGCGAAGCTTCTTCTCGTTCCAAGTGGCAAACTCGGATGTCTTGTCATCAGCGATTCTATACTGCTTAATCTGCTCATCAGTCAGATAGTCAACACGGATGCACGGAACCTTATCCATTCCCAATGCCTTAGCTGCCTTATACACACCGTTACCGGTTACAATCACGTTGTTCTTATCAACTGAAATAGGCTGAGTGATGCCGAAATCCTTGATAGACTGCATGATTGCCTGTACCGCCGTCTCGTCAGTCTTATGCGAACCGTCATGAGGCACGATACTGTCAATAGGTAACTCAATTACCTTGTCATTAATCTTAATCTCTTCCATACCTATTAATCCTCAATTTCAATTGTTTCCATATTTCCGCAATATGGGCAAACGACCTTCATATAATGTGAACCATCCTCGCGTTCTTTGAGAACAAACAAATCCTTAGCTGGGTCTTCCTCCTCTTCCGAAGTTGTTTCCTCGCTTTCGCCAGCATCTTCATTTGATGGCGCCTCGAAGTTACCGTCTTCAACCTGAGAATAGTCATCCTGGAAGCCACCATACTCTTCTGCCTGCTGGCTGATGCTGTCTAGGGAAAAGTTGAGCATCTGATTGATGTCCTCAAAGAAGAATGCCTGCATATCTGTAGGTACCTCCATATTGCGCAATTCCTCCAAAAGTTGGTCTTCATCAAAAGACGACTTCTCTGCCAACTTGTTATCAAGAATGCGGTACTTCTTTGCCTTTTCATCGTCCATATCCGAGTAAACGACAGGAACGAACTCCATACCCAACTGGTAAGCAGCCACGTATCTTGTGTGACCGGCAATAATTACACCATCCTTATCAACTAGGATAGGCTTAACGAATCCAAAACGCTTGATACTCTCCTTAGTAGGCTCAACCGCATTCGTGTTGTCACGAGGGTTGTCATAGTAAGGAAAGATTTCACTGAGCTTAACTGACTTTACTTTCATTTCTTATCCTCCTTCTTCTTGGCTGTCTCTCTTGCTACGCGTCTCTCGTCGACAACCTTTTCGATAGCCGCATTATACTTATAGCTCTTGAAAATCTTGGCGAAACCGGTAACATACTTAAGCTTTACAAGCTCTTTCTGCTCCAGACCTACCTTTTCGCAAATCTCACGCTCAGAAACACCATCTCTGAGCATATTGAAAACGATGTTTACCATTCCATCGACAGAGTGACTTCCACGGGCACGATTGTGTCTTACGGTTGATGCCATACGCTGGTCGATGTCCTTGTCTAGAACTACGATAGGCAGCTTTCCGCCACATCGCTCATTGATGTCCGCAAACTTGCGAATAACGAGGTTTCTGTGGAAACCGTCGATGATTACATACTTCTGCAGCTTCTCGTCCCAAATGGTAACGATAGGCATTGTGTAACCGTCTTCCCTTACAGATGTATATAGAAGACGCATTTCCTTATCTGCCACATGGTTAGGATTGTAGTTGTTGGCTACAACCATATCCTTGTCAACCCAAAGGACGCAGTCTACAGGATTTACGTTCTCAGGAGACAGTGAACTGATATACTTTCTGAGGTCGTTCAAAAACTGCACCTTATCCTTGGCAGTATCAAACTCCTTCTTGATGTTCTCTTGAAGATTCATATTCCTTATTAGCTTTTTCTATTTTAACATAATTGTCGCTCAAATACTGACGTAAAGAACGCTCTACACTCTGAATGCGCTTCATGCCGAAATCTTCCGCAATGACGCAGACAGCACTTGTATAGCCAATCTGATGTATTACGTAATCAATGCACTCCTGGCAATGACCGGCTTTAGCTACATTTCTCTTCTTGGCGGTACGATAACCTTTTTTGATAGTCTCTGCATTCTTCTTGTCTTCACAAAGATTATCTGCGAGATAATCAACGTATTCATCCCAATCCTTGAAATAAGGTGGCAAGTTGTAACAATATTTTGCCACTTTATTAAAGACATACACAGACGTATTGACGTTTTCTACTCTTCGAACCAACTTATCATAGAACCATGGATCCACTTCCTTGATGAAACCTAAGGTGCGGATAGCCTGCTCATGAATAAGTGAGCTTACTCGGCACTCTCTCAGCGGCTTTTGTGTAAACTGATAGTTGTAGAGCTTGCAGTACGGAAGCTTGTTACTAAAGATGTAATACCATACATCATAAACCTTCCAATCCCAAATAGGGTAAAGACACAGACCTCTCGGTGTGCCGTTTTTGTCATAACCGTAAACACGTCCCCACGTAATACCAGGAAGACACTCGCCTCTAGTTAAGCCTGACAATCGTGCCGGCGACTCCTCTATGCGAACACCGCCCAAAGTAAGGTAGTCTTTTCCGAAGAGCATTCTGTGTACCTGATCAAGGGTCTTGGAGAAGTACTGATTGTGAGGGATTTCCAAATCGCCATAAGAATCTGGCTCCTTCTCACGAATCCATTTTTCTCCAGGCCCCCATACATTGAACCATTCTCCCTTTGAGGCATTCCATTCCTGGAAGTATGACTGAATCCAATACGGCTCAACCCACGGCAAGTGCATGATGTATCGTATATACTCGATAGTCATTGGAGTCTCTGCCTCTTGGTCTAGGAAGAGGACGGGAATCTTTTCAATTCCCATCTCCTTCATAACCTCGTGCGCAAGGTTGAGAACCACGGTAGAGTCCTTTCCTCCCGACATCGTCACGACAATCTTACGCTTACCATAAAACTCCCGAAAGATGTATCTGAATCTTTCAAGAGCTGCCTCATAAACGTTTTTGTCACTATAGAATATCATGCTTTATAATCCATGTAGTCCCTTGCTACTTTTAATACGGCATGACCGCAAATATCTGAAAAAATGAAATGCTTTCCTTTCTCTCGGATAAAAGGAATCAAATTGCCGTAGCCACAATTAAAATCAAGAATTGTATTGAACTTTTCTGCCAAAATTCCAAGAAGTTCGTGGTCTGAACCGAATTTGAATTGCGGATAATTATATACGGCTATCTTGAAATTCTTACTATCCTTATATGGGTAGAAGTATATGTCTTGTACCCACTGCGGTTTCAAAGTGCGTAACATATCTGCTCCACACAATATAAATGCAGGAATACCAAGCTCTTTAACTACCTTTTCTTGATTTAAAAGGTAATCTTTGTAAGGAGGAAAGTCCGTGGTGTTGCTTCTTTGCATAAACTTCTTATATCCATGTCTCCATGCAGGCTCAGAATATATGCAGTCAGCCTTCTTAAAACGTGGTGAAATTCCCTTGCTGATATCGTGTCTAAAAACAACATCACCATTTGCCTCAAAAAAGTCTAGGGTTGCCACGTTCTCAAAGTTCCCCTTTTCAAAATCAGAAGCGTAATTACTTTGAACTGTCATAATTGTCTATCTTTTAATAATACCTTATCAACTGAATTTTTAAAACGAGAATCCAAGAATTGCTCTAGTTTTTTCATCATTTCATTATTGTTATGCCCACGAGCTGCATTGTGCATAATGGTCGCATATCTTTGCTTTTCTTCATCAAAATCAACGAAACACACGGGAACCATTTCATAACCAATCACGCAAGCTGCACGATACCGATTTTCACCGTCCACAATCTGCATAGTGGAGCGATTAACAACAATAGGCTGAGTGAAACCAAAGTATAGTAATGATTTGATAAGCAAATCAAAGCTGTCCGCATCATGCGTGTTCGGATTATAATCATTAGGATAAATGTCATCAACCTTAACATAAGCAATCTGCAATGGCTTAATCTGCTCAACCTCAATGTCGTCCTTTGCCAATTTTAAAGCAAGGTTTTCTTTAGAGCTTTTTGTATTCATCGAGAAATTCCTTATTAACTATTTCCTTGACAAAGTCTTTGGAAGACTTTGCCAAAAATGGATTTTGAAACTCTTCTTTCCAATTCACCTTCAAAACATCAAACTGATTGTCATAGGTACTGCTGTACCTTTTGTATTTTCCAACCTTGCCAGGATTTTTAAATGAACTTCTGTACGCCCCGAAGTGTTGTACTAAACCAGGGACAATCGCATAAAGACAGGTGTTCTTGTATTGAAGAAAAGCTCGCATTCTGGAATCATCATAAAAAACTGGGTCATCAGTCATACTGTTTGATACCTCAACAAACTCCTTTCCGAAGTCGTTTGGATATACACATGCTTGAAGCCAGAAATTCGAACGAGTAGAAATAACGTGCTTGCCCTTTGCGTAACAATCAGTATAGTCACCATTAGTTGGATTGTAGAAACTGATAACATTGTTTTCGGGAGCAAAAGAGAGAATATGTAAAATCTTGGCAAGAATATTACGGTCGAAAGTGATGTCATCATGAATAATCATACGATGTGTTCCTTCCGCCACCTCTTGCGTCAACGCTTGGGAATAATTATCCCAAAGACCCTTACCTCGATCCATAGAGATACTTACAGGAATGCCATAGGGCTTCGTGCTGGTCTCTATCAACTTCTTAAGGTATTTCCCCTCACGTTCTCGCTTCGGAACGTTGAGGATGATAATCTGAGAGAGTTTAATCATATGCGTAATTATTTAGTTACTGTCCATTCTCCACCTCGCTTGGCTACCTTGCTTATGGCTACAGCCAAACGGTTTCTGTTCATATCGCTACCATAGAAGACCTTACCTGCGGCATATGCTGCTTGGGCAACAAGTCCTTGACCCATGAAGAAGTCTGTAATAGAGCTGAACGGAACATCCTTACAAATCTTGAACACCGCATCCCATTCATCCATTCCCTGCAGTCCCCAGTCTTCTGCCTGCTTAGTTCCTTGGATAATCCAGCACTTGCAATCTGGCTTATGATAATAGGTGTTCTCGTAGATTTTTACATGAGGGAACAATGATTCTACCATAGGAACCAACTGATTCTTATTTCTGTAGAAGCACTCGACGAATAATCTGTCCGGATTGATCTGCTCAACGCACCTCTTGATGTGGGTAACGAACTCATCGAAATTGTCAACTGGGCATTGCTTCTCCGCCTTGGTGTAATATGCTTTAAGGACACCTTTGCTTCCTGCAGGGTCGATAAATACGCAATCAGCGTTCTTAGAAAACTCCGGAAGCCCCAAAGTAATATCAGCAATGGTAATCTTGCTACCATTGCCTAAACTATAAATCTCTCCTTCTGTGATGGGGTATTTATCAATACTACCATCATAACGCAACCCATTCTGTTTCATGATTTTTATGTTTATAGACTAAAATAATCCCCATTCGGCAAATTTCTCGAAGCCACCGCGCATGTTGATATAGTTTCTCGCAATGTCTACAATCTCGGAATATGGCTTACCATCAATCGTATCGTCACCAATAGCACAAAACAGCTCAACAGGTTCATTACTTTCCTGCGCCTTTAAGAACGCATAAATATTCAAAGAAACAGGCGTACCTGCATAGTTCCGTGGGAAAAAAGTTAAATTATACCACTAATAGTCAC